CCCAACGACAGGAATCACAATCCTGGACTCTACCATTGAGCTACAATCACCATATAAAAACACACTACTTACGGACTCTAACTAAAGTCTTTGACCGATTATACCGCGCAATGTGCTTTTATATGGTAGGACGTGCGGGGTTCGAACCCACGACCAATAGATTAAAAGTCTACTGCTCTACCAACTGAGCTAACGTCCTTTGATTATCTTGTCTTCGTAAAGCTTTAGTTGTTTTACGATGACTACCAGCTTTTCTAAATAATGCCAGAGAAACGAGATGGTTACGTTCTCTGACGATCTTCTTTCGTAACATATCTAACTCCTTAAAATATTATTATAACATCTTTTTAATTCCGAGTCAAATGCTCGGATACTTGGTAGGGGATATAGGATTCGAACCTATGCATGTCGGAATCAAAATCCGATGCCTTAACCAGCTTGGCGAATCCCCAATTTTTGGTCCGGCGTAAAGGAATCGAACCTTTATTAATAGCTTAGAAGGCTACTGTTCTATCCATTGAACTAACGCCAGAGAATTATTCTACAACTGCTAGAATATTTTCTACAGACATCATCGCCATGTATGTTTCATCTTCTTTAATTACTGTACCTTTAGACCACATAGGATACACTTCGTCGCCTACCTGAACTTCAGTTACTTCTGGGCCAATTGCAAGTACAATGCCTGCTCTATTATTATGATCTGCTTTTGCCTCACCCAAATAGATTCCGCTTTCTGTTTCAACTGGTTTTTCTTTTTCAATAAGTAAAACATTATTTCGTAAAGGTTTGTAATTCATAAAAACTTTCTTAATTAAAAATGGTGCATCGTGAGAGACTTGAACTCCCGACAGCCTGCGTGTAAGGCAGGAACTCTACCAACTGAGTTAACGATGCGAATGGTGGATGTAGCTGGACTTGAACCAACAATGCCGTAAGGCGGAAGATTTACAGTCTTCTGGGGTTACCAATTTTCCTATACATCCATACAACTTGGCTCCCCGACCTGGACTTGAACCAGGGACCTGCGGATTAACAGTCCGTCGCTCTACCGACTGAGCTATCAGGGAATAAATGGTCGGAGTACTAGGATTCGAACCCAGGACCCTCTGGTCCCAAACCAGATGCGCTACCAGACTGCGCTATACTCCGAAAAACTAAATGGTGCCGACTATCGGATTCGAACTGATGACCTATCGCTTACAAGGCGATTGCACTACCACTGTGCTAAGTCGGCTTTGGTGGAGAATAGGAGATTCGAACTCCTGACTGAAGCTTGCAAAGCTACTGCGTTCCCAATTACGCCAATCCCCCGATGGTGCCCAAGAAGAGACTCGAACTCTTAAAATTTGGCTTCTAAGACCAACACGTATACCAATTCCGTCACCTGGGCAATTATATGGCGGTCCCAAGGAGAATCGAACTCCTATTAGTGGCGTGACAAGCCACCGTACTAACCGTTATACTATGAGACCATTGTTAAGTGTTATCTGCCGATTTGTCTACAAGATAGCTAATCCAGACAAGCGAATAGCAGTTATATCAGGGCCTGTTCCTCGCACAGTTAGGCCCGCATAGTTAATACGTCTATTAACGATACCTTGATAACACTTAACAATGACATCAAATTTATTAAATTATATTAATGGAACTCCGTGCTAACTTGTAGGTCTGTCTCCATACAGTAAGTTGCCTTCGTCATTATTGCCTACATACTCCGCCGCTTCTCTGGGGTAGTTCATACCGCTTTTTCGATATGCCCCTGTTTCATACCACTTAGAACCGCGTGAGCCATCGCCCTTGCTCCTTTTCTAAACAGCCTAACGGTGTAGGTAACCATTAATATAATTTAATAAATCTCTTTATTAATTTATGTCTTTATTATAACATCTTTAGCATTCTTGTCAAATGCTTTTTTAATAACCTTTTAATAAAAAGGGTTACTGGAGGTGCGAGTCAGATTTGAACTGACGACTTTACGGATTTGCAATCCGTTGCATTTGACCACTCTGCCACCGCACCATATTGAAGCACACTCCGAGACCTTGGTTAAGGGCGGGCTTAAAGCGCATTTAACTCGCTCTGTCGACATAGGCATAAAGAACCACTCTATGTACAGTATATCTAAGAATAAGTATGCTTCAATATGGCGTCCCGTACGAGATTCGAACTCGTGTACTCGCCGTGAAAGGGCGATATCCTAGGCCTCTAGATGAACGGGACATATGGTATCCAGTAGAGGTAACGCTCCTCTGTCTTTCGATTATCAGTCGAATGCTCTACTATTGAGCTAACCGGATATATGGTATGCAAATTTTAAAAGAACATTGTTTAAATAACGATCTATTTAAATTCTATTATATTATTTTTAAGCATCCTTGTCAAGCAATAACCTTACTATCAATAAGGATACTTAAAAATAAAAAAACCTCGGACTTTTTGGGTACCGAGGTTTTTAGAAAAAATAATATTTTCAACCTCTAGGTATGAATGTCCCATGTATTACGTGCGAAGCATTCTGGCTGTCTGCCATAGGCTTTTGCATTGTGGGGTAAGAGATTAAATAACATACTTTTTCCTTCTATATTTTATTTATATAGATTTATACCTTCTTATACCGTTGCTTCAGCAATTTCTTTGATTTCTTCAATCTCAAAATCTTGCTTGTCTTTAGCCATTGCTTTTTTCTTAGCAAAGCCATTTAAATTCTTAGCTGTCTTAGCTTGAGCTGTTGGCTTAGCTTTAACTGCTTTTGTAGTTGTTGTCTTTGCAACTGTGCCCGATTTCTTACCCATTGTCTCAGTGATAAGATCTGTCCATTGCTCAAATACTCCACCTGTATTTAAAAGATATTGGCAAGCATCTGCCTTAGACATTGCGTTAGGCAATTCAATCAACTCCAATGGGGAATGTCCACCTTTAGATAACAATTTCACTCTTGATGTTAGATCATTAGCGAAACGAACCTTTGTAATACCATGTTGTGTAGAAACACCTGCTACTGTAAAACTCATAATATAAAACTCCTAATTAAAGAATAAAATTAACTACTTCACAATTCATATTATATATCCTTTTTATGCTCTTGTCAAGCATTTTCTTTATCCAAAAACTCTTTTATTGCACCTGAATGTCTGCAATTTGAACGAAATTGAAATCCTACGCAATTGCAAGATACTTTTCCATTCAAAGATGTAACATTATATGATTTGTCTTTAGATTTTACTTTGAATACCCTCATACTTGAACGGGTTTCTGTAAAAACATGACCTACAATAATGCTCTTATGGATATAAGAAACAGGATACTCTGGATAACCAGTATGAACAGTTACATAGTCGTTGTCCAACCATGATGGATTTGATACTACTGTTCCTGAGAATGTTATATTGTCCCATTCTACATTCAACAGATTTGATTTAGTTCTAGTGTCAATACTAACTTTCTGACCTATTTCAAAATTCATATCATTTCCTTATTCATATCATTATTTTAACAGAAAAAAGTACCCGAGTCAAATGCTCGGGTACTAAGTGTTGTTTTTGAACAACAGTGTGTTAAAATGCGTAAAAATTAAGCAGTTTCTTCTTTTTCTATGAGTCCTTCTGATTCAAAAAAGTCCAAAGTATCGTTTACTCCCTTTTCGTGTCCATTCTTATAACAAGCATAACAGGCACCCAACATAAGTACAATTTGTATGATATCATATAGCGTGAATGTAATATTTTCCATCGTGTCGCTCCTTTTTATTATTCTTTATCAGACTCCTCCTTTGCGAACCAATCCTCGTGTTTTTGTCTTAGATTTTTAAATTGATCGTGTTCTATTAGAAATTTAGCAACAAGACTATGTTCAAGACCATAAGCTTCCAATTCCCAAGGATGATCCCAATAGGAAACATCTTCAGTATATTTTTCTCCGAACCATAATGTAACATACTTGCTCTTAACATAACGATCTTTCATTTCACCTTTAGCTATTTGTTTAGCGTGAACCATTTCATGTGCTAATACTTTGAACATATTGATTTTTCGTCTGGTTCTTAAAATATCGATTATGAAAGTTCTAGGAGTGCCTTCTCCGTCTATTTCATATTCGCAATAGCCACCTGCATCCAATTTATCATGAATTCTAACTTTGATAGTTATTGTTTCGAGCATTCGAGGAGAGAATAAATGTCTTCCAAATGAATGGGCTGCCAATTTCAATAGCTGAGTTAAAGTATAATCCTTTGCGCCTCGAATAGAAATCTGCATTTTATTCCCTCCTTACTTTTATTTATACCTTGATTGAGGAAAAATCCCTGCGTTTATTTAACATCTCATATTGTTCTTTTGTTGGAGCGTCTACTCTAGAATTTTGTATATTAGAATCAGTCAATCCTTTTTGTGCTGTCTCTTCAAGATCATAAAGTTTCATCTTTGCTCTATCAACACCAATCATAAATCTTTTATTAGTTGTAGGGTCATTATATCGATTCTTCAATTGCTTAACCATAAGCTGATTCATTTGTTCTAATTCTTCTGTGGCAATTAAAGCAAACATAAAATCAACTGTTGCAGGTAGACCAAATGATTCTGAAGTATCTGTCAATTCAACATCAGTATTACCATAACCACTCCTTGTTGTCTGAGTAGCACTTAGAATAGGAACATTTTCTTCAACTGCCAATCCCCTCAGCTCTTCAGCAATGGACTTAATTAAAGTATACGAATTAATGTTACTACCTGACTTGAATCTAGAAGATGCACAAATATTTAGATAATCAATAATAATCATATCAGGTTTAAACTGACGCTTTAGTTGCAATTCATTTAATAAAGACTTAAAATGCCCTGTATGGGCACCTGCTGTAGGATATTCTTTAATAATCAATTTGCCTTCAGTCTTACTTCTAATTTTTTCGATACGAGTATCAAATATTGCTCTCGGAATGTCTTTCAACTGATCCATAGTCACATTCATCAAATTAGCATCAATACGTTCCGCAATTCTTTCTTCAGCCATCTCTAAAGTAATATACAAAACATTTTTACCTTGAGCCAATACTGAAGATGCCACATGACACATGAATAAAGATTTACCAACACCTGTGCCTGCTAAGACTACATTCAAAGTCTTTGTCGGCATACCGCCATTAGTAATTTTATTAAAGTAATCTAAATCGAATGGGATCTTAGATTCAACTTTATGATAGAAGTCATATCTTTCTGCGGCATTGTCTATATAATCATGACCAACATTATTGTCAAAGCAAACACCCAAAGCATCCTGTAATAACTGCGGAATGCCGTCTTCAGATCTGCCTTTATCTCGGCCATCAATAATTGCAATAGATGAAAGTATAGCATTGTATATTGCCTTATCCTTACAGAACTTTTCTGTCTCTTTATATAACCAATCTCTATTATGCTCGGTTGGTTCTAATTCATAAACATATTCTACAATCTCTTTATATTGATCTTCGGTCAAGCTCTTATCATTTTGAATAGAGATAACCAAAGCATCTTTATTAGGTAATGCATTATATTCATCTATAAATTCGACAACTTTGTTATAAATTGTCTTTTCGGTATTGTCTAAAAAATAATCCCGCTTTAAGAACGGGATTACTTTTCTCATATACTCATCATCATTTACTAAATTTTGAAGAATTACCTTCTCTATTTTCGAAATCATCTATTGCCTTTGTCAAGATATCATTAATTATTTCCGTCATTATAGCATTAAACTCATTAGAAGTCAATTGCTCTTCTGACTTTCCTTCGGGTTTTCGGATGAATGTAAAGTCGAGGGCGCATTCGGGAATATCATCTTCCATCTTGAGGGAATTAATACTGATTTTTGCTCCGGCAAAATCACCTTCCAAAAGTTCAACGCCCCACATATCAATGTTTTGTTCTGCATCTATAAAACTCCAAGGTTTATACTTCACTGGCATTCTCAAACTCCTCGTCGATCTCAGCTTCATCAAAGCTTCTGCCTAGCATTTCGCCGCCTGCAATTTTATATCTGCCCTCAATCCAGTCTCTAAATGATTGCGATGCAATAATCGGTAACCAGAATTCTTTAGTATAGGTATCTTTTTGTCTATATTTCTTATCGCTGATCTCACCTGTTTCTTTATTAACAGTAGAGTACCAACCATTAGATGGTTTAACAACGAATCCACCTTCAATTGCTACATCTAATAAACCAGACCATTTACTAATACCACCTTCGAATGATACTTCAACTGGGATTTTAGATTTCTCACGAACAAATCTAGACTTCTCAACATTAAGAATAAAGTTATAGCCTGTTACTTCAGAACCATCTTTTTCTTGTTGTCTACCGATAATAAAAATCTGATCTGCAGAATAATATAAACCAGTACCACCTGAAACAATTTGCTTAGGATATAAACCAATTTCAGCATAGGTATGATTAACAACAACCATTGGAATATCTTTGATAGTCAAATGAGGTGTAATCATTCTGAATAATGATTTCATCTGTTTAGCGCGAGTCATGTCTGCTACAGATTTACCTTCTAACGCATCATCAACTTCTTTCTTTGAAGCGAGATTGCCTACAGAATCAACTACAATAATAACATGATCACCTCGTTCAATATTATTGATCTGAGACATAATATCAAATTTTAATTGTTCGATATCTGTAATAGGTGTATGAAGGATGCGAGATGTATCAATACCAAAATTATCAAAGTAAGATTGCGGTGAACCAAACTCCGAATCATAAAATAAAATCACCGCATCATCATATTTATCCTGATATGCTTTAGCCAACAATAATGAGAATGCTGTTTTAAAGTGTTTAGATGGACCTGCAAATACTGTAAGTCCAGGTGTGAGTCCACCTTCTAAAGATCCTGATAATGCAACATTCACCATCGGAACTGACGTCTGAATCATATCCTTCTTCGAAAAGAATTTGGATTTGTTTAAGACGTCTGTTTCCTTAATTGTTGAATTCTTTTTTAATCTATCAATCAATGACATAATTTATTCCTTTATAATTAATCGTCTGATGCATTAGCACCACATTTAGCACGCTTTGCTTTTGTTAGTGCGCCAAAATCTACTGGCCATTCTTTGCCTGGTTGTAATTCAATTGCATTAGCAGGATAGGCAAATTTAACTCCTGCAGCTGATTCAATTTGTGCAATAGGTAAACGATATTTAGTTAAATCGTTTCCTAAATTAGGATATGGTGCAACATGTGGAAACGCCCATCCTGCTACTTCGTTAGTTTGATTATTGATAACAATTTTATAAAAACCGTGTGGAACAACGACACCACTGCCGATTTTCTTATCTTGCGCATTATATACTCCTCCTACATAGATTGTAAATGATTGATTACGTTGAACTGTCCAACCACGTACAGAAGTTTCTAATAATTTCCAAATTCCTCTGTTCAATGAACCTGCTTGCGGTGACATATTTGTCATTAAAAATGATTCATATTCTACTTGCTGATCCCAGCTTAAATCTCCATCTGGAGACATATGACCTTTATCATATCCTGTGCCTACATAATCACTTGGTGTCGGTCCGTTTTGAATTGATTGATCTGCAACAAATGCATTAGTTCTTGCTACACATCCTAGTGCATTTTGTGGCACCAATTCATATGTTACATATTTTGGAATTTTAGCTGCCGCGTCATATCCGACCAAATATGCTTGTCTGCAAATTGGTGAAACACCCGCAGTTTGTGGGAATCCATATGGGGCATGTACTTTACAAGTCTGTGGATCTTGAGGTGCACGCTGTGTCCATGCTGAAGCATTTAAACAAATAAATGCTACAAATAGTGAAGCTAATAATTTTTTCATGAGAATAATCCTTCCAATGATGCTTGTGGTTTAGAATTCCAACCAACACCATTTAATATTGTTGTTAATGGTTCAATAAATGATTTACTGAACATTGTATCATAATCAATATACTGCCTCACTTTAAATTCGTCGGGAATGGCAGAAATAAAAGCAATCACATTTTCCTTCATAGTATTGGGTTCTTTGAGATAAACGAATTTGATTTTATCCCCTTCAGCTATTATCTCATATTTATTGCCTAGATCATACTGTTTCACATAGTGATTATACAATAAAGATCCTCGAACATGAATAGGACATCCTTGTGCATATATAGATGATCTATCAGTATATTTATTAAGACCATTTACTCCTCGAGGAAATGCAATTAATTCAGCAGGCATCTGTCTATATTTTTGTTCAAAATCTAAAATATAATTTTGTAATGTTTGTTCGTCACTTGTTAAAACTAATTTAACTGCTGCCTTTAAAGCATCTCTGCATGGTTCAGGAGTAGATGATCTAACAATCTCCAATCCCATTACCTTAAGTTTTGCCTCTTTATAACGAACACCTTCATTGTCATATACATTAAGAGCGTATCTTTTCTTTGCTACCCAGATACCTCTATCAGCAATTGCCTCACGCTTAAAATAAATTTTCTTTTCAAAAGCATTAGTATAATTTGCCAATGAGTCACAAGATTTATTAATTGCTTCTACAATCTTTTCATTGCAGATTTTATCTAGAATATCAATAATCTTTTCTTTTGGTTGATCTTTATAAAACTTCTGAACCAATGGATCAAGCGTAATATAACAAGAGTCTGTATCTGAATAAAAAGAATAATTATAATCCTTTGTTCCGCAAATCTTATTTAGATAATTGTCTAATGATTTACCAACTTCTCTAATAATATACTGACCCGTAATTGTAATTCCTTCAGCAATATTCGAATCATAAAATCTAAAGAACTCATTGCCCCAGGCACCGAATAAAGAATTCAATTGAATTTTTCTTGCCATCTGAAAATTATTATACTTAGAGATATCTTTTAAAAGAGATTTATCTTTTGTCTCTTCATATTTGGCCTGTGCCGCCAACATTAACTTTTTATATTTTTGTCTGTCATCAAATAACTTCTGAGTAATCTCAGGGAACAATCCTTGCTTATCTCGTCTATAACTATAACCATTTGCTGCCATACAATAATCTTTAGTTACAAGATCATCTAAGTTATATTTCTTTTCCATCATAGCATCAACCGTAGTTGATCTTGTCTCAGAATATTCAATTGTTTCTGGAGACATATTATACTGCATAATGATACTAGGATACAGACTTGTCGCATCAAATGATACTACCCAATCATACTTACCAGGAATCGGTTCTTGAACATAGGCACCAACAATTTGTCTAGCTGGTTTGCCTTCTCTTTGATGCACTACAATGTTCTGATTCCATAAATGATTAAACAGAATACAGTCCCAAGTTCTTACAGCTGAGAATACATCTACAAAATTACACTTGGCATCATATGCCATTGTCAAGATCAATTCAATCAACTTCATCTTGTCTTCAAGTTGGTCTACTCGTCTAACGTCAATAACATTATACTTGACAAACATTTGCCAATCTTTAGTATAAAATTCTTTAAAAGATGTATAAGGATTTTCTAATTTACCTTCACCCAATTCAACTTTAGAAATATGATCCAACTTATATGATTCTTGTGCGCCATAAGTAAACTTCTTATACAGATCTAAATAATCTAGAATTGCGATACCCATAATATCATAGGTCAATTCTGTTTTACCATTTCTTGTAAATTCTTTTGCGTTGACAACTCTCCAAGGTGATAACTCTTTAAGAGCATCTTCGTCAAGCATTCTACTTATTCTAGCACACAAATAAGGTATATCAAAAAACTCAATATTCCAACCTGTAATGACATGAGGATGGTTATCATCTAAAAATCCAATAAACTTTCTTAGTAGATCTTTTTCATCTTTACATAAGATATAGTTATGTTTTAGATTATCTAAATCTAAGTTTTCAATACTTTTACAACCAAATGTCGTAATCTGTTTACTATTACTATCTTGAATAGTAATTAATAATATCTCTTCCATTGGATTCTTTGTATCAGGGAATCCATTTTCAACAGTGGTCTCAATATCAATAGACCATATTGCTAGTTGAGTAATATCAAATTCTACTTCTTTTGGAAATGTTTTGGTAATATACTGATACGCGTAATTTGTATTTCCAAACACCTCAAAATTCTCAACTTCACCATATCGTTTAACATAATCTTTGGCTTCGTTGATACTTTCGAATTGAATCTCATCTAGTGCATCTCCAAATAATGATTTATATTTTGTTCCATTTTTGGACTTCACAAACAAACTAGGTTTGAATTCTACTCTATCTTGAACTCGTTTTCCATCATTAATCCCACGAACCAGGATTCTGTTACCATACTGATTGACACTAGTATAAAATTTCATTAAAACCTCTCATTAATAGTCTATTATATAACATCTTGAGCTAAAGAACAATAGCATTCTTATAAATAATTATGTTGATTTTATCCGAGTACGCAACGTATTCTTGGTCTTTTTGTAATATCATATTAATTAAAAGGATGGATAAAATGGCTGAAGAAAAGAAACCTTTAAGCAGAAGCGAAAAAGAAGCATTAATCAAAGATAAAGCAGGATGGGTTATTACCGTTTTAGCTGCGCTTTTAGCAATCAATACATTAATGGGTGGAAGCAATTCTAGCAAGGTACTAAACAATACAATCGAAGCAAATAATACTTGGGCTTTTTATCAAGCAAAAAGTATTAAACAAACTCTAGCAGAACAATCTCTTGATGATGCAACATTCCGTAAAGATACAAAGAAAATGGAATTCTTGCAAAAGAAAATTGATCGTTATGAATCAGATCCTGCAACAGGCGAAGGCAAAAAAGAGTTAATGGAAAAAGCCAAAAAACTCGAAGCTGAAAGAGCAGTTGCAAAAAGTAGAAGTCCATGGTATACATATGCTGGTTCTTTACTTCAAATAGCTATTGTATTATTGACAGCAAGTATTTTAGCAGTCAATAACAAATTATTTAAAGCAAGCTTAGGCGTAGGTGGATTAGCGATATTATTAATGTCCCAAGCTATTTGGCTTTGGATTTAAAATTATGTAGGTCGTAATGGATCCGCTAACGCTCTTTGCGCTAGCCAATGGCGCAGTTGCGGCTGTCAAAAAAGGCTGTCAACTTTATAAAGATATTAAAGGTGCTGCTGGGGATGTCAAAGCCGTCCTCAAGGACCTTGACGAACAGTTTCATGCTAACCATCCTCCTGATAAACCTGCAACGGTCACACAACGCAATGCATACATTGAAGAAAAAAATCGTGTTATAGAATTAAATAAAAAACAAGGTGAGACTGCTGGCATATATCAAGAGCTTGCAAATTATCTTGGCGACTTCTTTGACAACATGAATAAATGTATTGCTGTCATTGAAGAAGAAGAACGTAAAAACCGTGAAGAAATATATGAAGGCGCAGAAAGTCTAGGTCGTCGTGCATTACAACTTGTTATAATGAAAAAACAATTAGAACAAATGAAAGTTGAATTGCGTGAGATGATGGTATATCAGGCACCTCCAGAATTGGGTGCTCTTTGGTCTGATGTAGAAGAGATGATGGAAAAAATGGGAGGTCAACAAAAGATATTGTTGACTAAAAAAATACGAGATGAAGCAAGAG